AGTTAGCCAAGCTTCACCTTGTCCCATATAAGTCATAAACTTATCCTCTGCCATAACATCAATATTTTCAAGAGTTATTGCAAAATTTTCTGAGTTCATTATTTCCTCATCAAGTTTTCCAGCAGTTTTCTTTGGAACAAGATCGCTAGTAGTTTTACCAGTAACTGATTGAGATATTTTATTATATTTTTTGTTGTTGGTTAATTCCTCAGCTCTTAACAAACCAGCTTTGGTATTTGTGTTAATTGTTAATTTATCTGTTCCATCTTTAGATAAAAAAGTTTCAAATTTTGATCCTTTATCTTTAGCAAAAAGATTCTGTTCTACCCATTTTTCAGGAAAAGCTCTAAATGCTGGTAGTTGATCTGCTGGAACTTGATCTTCATATTGCTTTATAAATTTTGCTCTTTCATCTGCTGTTTTTTGTTTTTTAAATAATGATGCAGTTTGCATACCTTGTAAAAGGCTAGGCAAAGCAGCACTTGGAGCAGAACCTGATAGTCCAGCAGTTAATAATCCTATTCCACCTAAAACTTCTGGTGAGTATAAAAGTCCTTTAAACTTATCTTCTTCTTCTGGCATTATATTAGTCCTTGTTCGTTTAAGTAGTTATAGAAAACATTGCTGTTATTCATGGATCTGGAATAGTTATCATTGTAACTATTGCCATAACCATACTGATTAGTATTAGGTGTTATATTTAAAGTGTTAGCCATTTTAGTCTTAGCTGTGTTGTAAGTGTTTAAATAGTTTTGATTAATACCAAGATTAGTATTATTTAGATTTGCAAAATAATCATTAACCATAGATGGTTGAGTTGTAGTTCCACCAACTGCATCAGCAGCATAAGGCGTTAATTGATTTACTGCATCTCTTTCACCCTCACTAGCATTACCAGTTAGAAAACCACCACCATAATTAAAATCACCAGAGCCATCAGGATTATATTTTATAGTAGATCCTGTATAACCTAACAAATCCATAGCTTTATTATTTTTATAATTATCAGTAGCTCCTCTAAAAAAAGTTCCTATAATTCCACCTGATTTAGCAATTGTGCTTAATGGTGTTTTTCTTAAATCACTTTCAAAAGTTTTAGCAACTTCACTAATATTGTCTGTGTATTTACTATATTTAGTTTGATCTACAATTGAGCTTAAAGAAATGTCTAAATTATCAATTATAAATTTATCTTCAATACCATCTACATTAGTTCCAATTAAATCTGAATTTGATATAGCTTGTAATCTTCCTAAAAAATCTGTTTTATCTTTATCTGAAACTCCTGGTGAATCTAAGTATGCACCAATATTTGATGTTTGATAATCAGCAACATTAATAACTCCTGGTGTTTGTTTTAAACTAAACTCTCCAGTTTCAGGATTAAAAAAATTAGATTCTATTTTACCAACATCTTTATATGCTTCTGTTTCATAATCAAAATTACTTGTAGGTGTTACTCCTGGAGGAGAAGCTGGGGTTGGTGTTGTATAATCATTACCACTATCATAACTATCGTTACTATCTCCACTTCCTTGACCACCCTCTGCACCAGCATTTCCACCACTTGTGTCAGAACTACCATCAGAGTTTCTATCACCCCAACCATCTAAACTTAAAAGACCAGATGCACCAACATTTGGTTTTCCATTATCTAAAGAGTTGTGTAAATTGGCATCAAGTAATAATCCTTTTTCAGCTTCTGTAATATATACAAGTTCTGTTGATGGACTATTTTCAGATGACTTCCAAAATTTAGGTGCTTTAACTTCTTCGGTTTTACCAAGATAGTTTCTAACACCACCTTGCATTACAAAGTTGTCGTCATTTAATAACATTTATGTCCTTATAAGATTATTGAAATTACAATTAGTACACCAAGTATAATAATATATTTAGATGTGTTGTTATCTATGTCTGCTTTTAAATCGTAAATTATTTTATTTATTTTATCCATTATAATAATCCTCCTAAGAATCCTAAACCACCACCAATCATTGCACCAGTAGTACCAAATTTAGATCCAATTAATGCACCACCCATAGCAGAAGTTAATGGGTTAGCTTGTGTTTGTGTACTTGATTGTTGAACTGGTAAGCCAGTAGCAATAGGATTAACAATACTGTTGTACTGTTGTAGTGCTTGAAATGGAGCCATGTTTTGTTGTCTTTGAATATTTTCTAACTGTCCACCAACTTGTGATAAGTTTGGAGCAGAACCAGCTATTGCTAATTGTCTGCTTCGTTCTTTATCGTATTGGTCAAAAGCATAAGGTAAAGCAGCATCAGTAATACCACCTAAAATTTGTTGTTGATTCATCATTGAGCCAGGCGATCTTCCAGCAGCCGAAAATTCTGAATTAACAGATGTTGCAATATCGTTAGCAGCACCTTGTAACATTGGAGATAAAAAAGGATTCAAATAGTTGCCACCTAAAGTGTCAGCCAACTGAGTGTTAGACGCATTTGCCATAACTTCTTGTTGGGCAAGACCTTGAGTAGTTTGAGCAGATGGAGCTACATATCCAGCAGCACCTACACCTTGATTGTATAAGTTTCCAGCTTCACCTATAATTTGATTTAAAGCTGGTCTAGCTGGTTCATAAGGTTGAACACTTTGAGTTGTTTGATTTCCACCACCACTTGATCCACTTGACATTATTTATTCTCCTTTATTGATTTTTCTAAAACTACATGAGTTTTTTTATAATTAAATTGTTCCATAATTCGTTCCCATCCTTTTCTTGATATTAAATACATATCAGTACATCCAATTGATTTTGCCCAATCTTCTAATACCGAAATTAAATGCTGCCATTTTTGTCTTTGTCTGCCAGTAACAATAAATATGTTACAAGTTTTTACTAAAGTTCTTTGAATAATTTCTGTAACTACAACTCCATAATACTTTTCAAGTGTTGTAGATTTGTCTTTATCCCAAACTACCCATAGCTGCATTTTATTTTTTTTAACACAATCATACACAAAGTCTGCATCTGTGTGATTGCCTGAGTAAGATAGAGCTTCGCTAATATCTTTTTTAACTAAATTCCAAACGTCATCTAAATTAGATGATGGTATATTGACTAAATTCATTACGTTATATTTAAGTAACTTATTCCAAAGTGAATTGAATCTGTTGAACTAGCTGTAGCTTTTAAAATATCAGATTTTTCTAATACTAAAGGTACTGTTAATAGTTCAACTGATGTGTTTGCTGCAAGTGATTGTGTTTTTAATATAGTAAATTCTGCACTACTGGCAGAACTATCTAATAAATCCATAGATAGTGTTGGTGTATTACTTGTAATATTTGTAACTCTAATAGATTTTATAATTATAGTTTCATTACTAGCTGCTGTTAGTATAGCTGTTTCACTTGCTGATGCTAAAGCAACTCCTTTAAATTTATAATTATTTGCCATTATTTTAAGATATGTAAGTATTTCCAGCAGTTATAGCTGAATTGATTCCTGTAAAATCTTCGTTAGTCCAAATAGATGTTTCACCATCTTCTTTTTTCATAGCTTTCATTAATTCTAAATGCTCTACGTTTCTTGAAACACAAGATTTTTTATCTTCATTTGTGTCATCTGCCATTTTATCTCCAGCAATTACACCTGTAATTAAAACTGCACTATGCCCCATAGCTGTATGATCTTGTAAAATTTCTTCTGCTGTTCTATTCGCCATTTTATTTATCCTTTGTTATTATTTTTTTATATTCATCAATAATTAATCTAGGCTCAACCATGTTGTTTCTAGGATCGCTATCATTGAATTTTGTTTCATTCCACTTATCACTCATGTGGAATTGTAAATTAGTATTTTGTTCGTAACCAAATTGTGTCCAACGTGTTGAACCCCAAACGACTACACCTGGTTTATTTGCTGATGGAGAAAAATGATTTAAGCAACTATCTATAGCCACAAATCCTGTCGCATCTTTTAGTAATTCATGTATCTGTGTCCAATGTAAATCACACTTAATAGTATCATTGTAACCAGGCTCATTAGGTAAAGTGCAATCAATAATAGTTGTATCTTTATATTCTTCTCTCAGCATATTAACTACTTGTTGAGCAAGGTATGGTTGATAGTTTCTATTCGGATTTATGTTTGTGTATTGATTACCAGCATTAAAACCTACTTGTGGTTGTCCACCAGAAAATTGAATTAATAAATATTTACCTATCTCATTTTTAGTCAGCCATTCTTTGACAGATTTATTATGATGCTCTGTATAAAGTTTAGGCAACATAGACTTATCATATTTAACACCATGCAATTCACAGTAGCTTTCAATAATATGTTGTTTGCCAAACTGAAAATTAGATTTGTAAGGCTCACTATAATAAATGTTATCTGATGCTTGTATTCTAGGATCAGCTAAAGGAAGTGTTTGCTCTAATACTAACTTAACATTTGGATTACTGGCAAAGCAACCAATGTAAGGTGTGTATATTTGAACTTCTGATTTCTTTTTTAACTTTGGTATCAATGCACTAAACGCAGTACACTTACCAACTCCGCCTTCGACAACGTAGGTATTTAACATAAATGATTTTAGATTATTTGTTTTTTAGTTCGTCTATTTCTGCTTTAAGTTCTTTGATTGCGTTAATTAAATAAAAAGTTAATTTTTCTGGGTTAAATGTTTTAACTCCTGAACTTTGAGTGATAACCATTTCTGGAAATATAGTTTCTATTTCTTGTGCAATAACTCCAATTTGAACTCCAGATTTATCTACATAAGCTGCATCAACATTTTCAAAATCTGTAACTTCAGCTTTAGTTCTGTATTCAAAATCTCTAACTTGTATTTGATTAAGTTTATCTAAACCTGTGTTGTTATTAACAATATTCTTTTTAATTCTTCTATCAGAAGTTTGTGACCATGCCGTAGCATTTGCTTTATTAAAAACACCACTTGAACCATCAAGAAATGCTGTGTTACTGCCTTTACCTACTTCACCTATTCCTATAACAATTTCTCTTGTAGTATTATTTGCTGAATGTTCTGTATCTCTACCAATTGCAAGATTACAAATACCTGTTGTAGTAACACCACCTGATAATTGGCCTATTGCTGTATTAAAACATCCTGTTGTAACTAGAGGTAGTGAACTTACACCAACTGCTGTATTGTTTGCTCCTGTTGTTATTGATTTACCAGCTCTACGACCAACTGCTGTATTCTCAACACTTGTTGTGTGTGCTTTCAAAGCACATTCACCTACAGCAGTATTATCACCACCTGTTGTAGTTGTTGTCATAGCACAGAAACCTATCGCTGTATTTGAAACAGCTGTTGTATTTCTTTCTAAAGCACCTTTACCAACTGCTACATTGTAAGTACCTGTTGTGTTAGCTGCTAAACTTTCAAAACCTACTGCTGTGTTATTTGGTGCTGTTGTGTTAGCTGCTAAAGCACTTTTTCCTACTGCTACATTTGATGCACCTGTTGTATTTGACACTAAAGCATTTCTGCCAACTGCTGTATTACTTGCACCTGTTGAGTTTGAACCTAAAGAAGAATAACCAACAGCTGTATTATCTGCACCTGTTGTGTTAGTTCTTAAAGATACATATCCAACTGCTGTGTTAGTTGCTCCAGTTGTATTTGATTGCAATGCTCTAGCACCTACGGCTGTAATAAAATTTGCTGTGGTATTAGCACCTAAAGTATCACAACCAATTGCTACATTACAACATCCTGTTGTGTTAGCTGCTAAAGCAGATTTTCCAAGTGCTGTATTACCAGCACCTGTTGTATTTGATTCTAAAGAACTATGTCCAACAGTTGTATTATCTGCACCTGTTGTGTTAGCATACATAGCATTTCCACCTATACCTACTAAAGCAGAGCCTGTTGTATTTGTTAAAATTGCATTTATACCTATTGCTGTATTACCACCAGCTGTAGTATTTTGTTTTAAAGAATATCTTCCAATTCCTACATTACCAGTACCTGTTGTGTTAATTAATAAAGCTTGAAAACCTACAGCTACATTATTAGCTGCTGTTGTATTATTTGCTAAAGCATCTTTTCCAACAGCTACATTACAAGAACCTGTTGTGTTTAATTCCATTGATGTTCTACCTACAGCAGTATTATCATCAGCTGTGGTATTTGCGTCCATTGCAAAAGCACCTACGGCGACATTATTATCTCCTGTTGTATTTAATCTTAAAGTGCTTTCTCCAAAAGCAGAATTTCGACAACCTGTTATATTAGTTGTCATAGCATCAAAACCAACTGCTACGTTATTACTAGCTGTTGTATTAGCATCTAAAGCACCAACACCAACTGCTACGTTTTTAGTTCCTGATGTGTTATCTACTAATGCAGAATGACCTACTGCTGTATTATTAGCACCTGTGTTATTAAATAATGCACTACCACCTACTGCTGTATTACACCCACTTGTTGTAACTGTATTAAGAGTGTTATGTCCATAAGCTGTGTTGCCTGAAGCTGTTGTATTATTTTGTAAAGATTGTCTTCCCATTGCAGTGTTTACTGTTCCTGTAGTATTATCTTTTAGAGCTTCTACACCCACTGCTGTGTTATTAGCTGCTGTTGTGTTAGTTGTTAAGGCTTGAAAACCCATTGCTGTATTAGAAGCACCTGTTGTGTTAGCTCTCAAAGATTCATAACCAAAAGCATTATTTTGTGTTGCTGTTGTATTAGCACATAAGGCTCTGTATCCAACTGCTGCGTTGTCTGCACCTGTTGTATTTTTATTTAAAGATTCAAAACCAACAGCTGTATTATTATTAGCTGTTGTATTTTCAAATAAAGCATCTTTACCTACAGCTGTATTATTATCACCTGTAGTATTTTCTTTCATTGTAGTTTTTCCAATAGCTACATTAAAACAACCACTTGTAGTTTTTTCTAAAGAATCATTTCCAACTGCTGTATTGCATAAACCTGTTGTAATAGCAGCTCCAGAATTTCTTCCAATCGCTGTATTATCTGAGCCAGTAGTTAATTTAGTTAATGCCTTATGACCAACTGCTGTATTCTCATCACCACTTGTTAAATCATCAAATACTTCAAATCCAACTCCAGTATTACAAGAAGCTGCATTTAAAGTCCCTGTGCCATCAGTACCTACTAATAAACTTCCTACAAAATTTGTTCCACCTTCTTTAAAAGTTACTCCACCACCAGCAGAACCCCAAGATATATCTGTACCATCTGAAGTTAATATTGTTCCATTTGAACCTGGTGCTAAAAGAGCAGAAGCTCCACTAGCATTACCATAAATTATTTTACCTCTAGCTACTGCATCAAGTAAATTTATTTCTGCTGCTGTAGAAGTTACTCCATCTAATATGTTTAATTCTGCTGTAGTAGATGTAACACCATCTAATATATTTAGTTCAGCAGTAGTTGATGTAACACCATCTAATATATTTAATTCTGTTGCAGTTGAAGTTACTGCTACATTTTCATTAACTTTTGGTGAAGTTAAGGTTTTATTTGTTAAAGTTTGTGTTCCAGCAAGTGTAGCAACAGTATTATCTATTGAAATTGTTCCTGAAGCTGTAATAGTTCCACCATTGATTCCTGTACCAGTTGCGATACTTGTTACTGTTCCAGTATTACTTGGAGTAATTACAGTATAAGTAATACTTGTAGATCCTAAAGATCCATTACTATCTGTCGTACATAAAAATATTTTATTATCATTTACAGAACCTTGATTAACTACAATCATACCACCTGATAGTTCGGCAATAGTGTCATGCTCTGGATCTCTTGATGCTGCACCAGCACCTGATGCTACTGCAATATATAAACCATTTGCTGTAGCTGTACTTTGATTTTTGACTAAAACTCTATCTCCAGCAACTAAAGTTATACCATCTATTGCATCACCAGCTTCTAGTGCATTTGATAAATTAACATTTCCTGTTGTAGCACATTCTGCAATAACTCTAGTTCTTAAACCAGCAACTGCTTGGTCAACATAAGATTTAGTAGATGCGTCTGAATTATTTGATGGTTCACCTAATCCTGTAACTGATCCACCAGATATTGAAACATTGTTTGCTGCTTGTGTTGCAATTGATCCTAGTCCTAAAGAAGTTCTAGCAGTAGCTCCACTTTCGGCTACCCAAGTTGATCCATTACCAACAATTAAATTACCATCTGTTTTTGCTAAAGCACCAATTGCAGTTAAGTCTGCATCATTAGCTTGTTTAGCATTAATTTGAGTTTGGATTGCACTTGATACTCCATCTAAATAACCTAGTTCAGTTGATGTAACTGCACTAACTTCTACTTTACCTGATCCGTTTGATGTTAAAGCTCTTGAAGCTGTTAAATCTTCTGTATCAATAGTAGTTGCTGCCCCAGTAATGGTAGCATTTTTAGCATTAAGTTGTGTTTGAACATTTGAACTTACACCATCAAGATAACTTAACTCTGTTGAAGTTACATCTGATACTGCAATTTTTTGTGAGCCATTAGATATTACTGCTCTGTTAGCAGTTAAACTTTCTGTATCAATCGTTGTAGCTGATCCAGTTATAGTAGCATTTTTTGCATTTAACTGAGTTTGGATTGCACTTGATACTCCATCTAAATAATTAAATTCAGCATTAGATACAACACCAGTATTAATTTTTGTAGCTGGGATTCCTTTAGGTATAGAGTCAACAGTTAAGGCAGCTAAATAAACATCAATTGCTTCACTTGATAGTGAGCCACTATCCCAAACTACTGTAACTGTTGTGTTAGTTGAAAAAGCAACAGCAGAAATTGTTCCATAAATAGTTCCAGGTGTAGCTGCTATAACTTTAATTCTTCTATTAACTGTATAAATAGTTCTTACATCAACTCCAGCAATTGTAAAAGTTGTACCAGAAGCATAAGCAATAGTTGCAGCACCAGAGCCATCACCATACTGAACGTATTGTGAGTCATTGTACCAATCTCTAGTATTCTTCATCAAAGCTCTCAACGCATTATTTAAATTTGATGGAAGCATACCCTCATTGGTATCAATTCCATTTAAATCAATGTTACTTGCTTGTGTTGTCGAATAATCTTTTATATTGCTGCTCATAATTTTTTAGCTCCTAATTCATAAACCAACTAAAAGCCTTATCGCTTTCAGCATTATTTTTGTTAATTAAAGTATTTACTGCTTCCTCAACTTGTCTTTGAAAAAACTCTTGTGTTTCAATTGAGTACCTAATGTTATCTATGTCAATTTTATCAGACATTATCTATCCCCACCTGGTACTGCTGTTAAATCTATTCCTTGTGCATTAGTCCAAATACTATCTGCTGGAATTTTTACATTGGCTCTAATATATCTACCAGATTGTCTAACTGGATTTATACCAGATTCGTTCATTGAACTTGATGCTGATGATGTAACTGTATCTGCTAATTTATTTCTAGTTTTAATAATTACAT